GCATCAGTAAAGCATTCAGTCAAAGACTCAACTCCAGAATTAATTGTATTTGTTATATCGCGTATATTTTGATAATTTCCAACTAGGGAAGTTGCCAGTGTTGAAACAGATCCAGAAGGTCCACCACCAACAGTCCATTCATTTACAAGACCTCTATAATTATCCATACTTTGATTACAAGCAAGACCTACTCCAAATTCGGAAAGTATTCCAATTGCATCACGAAGTATGTTTCCAACATTGAAATCGGAAAAGAATTGAAGTATATTTCCAACAGCGCCTAATGGACCTTCAATTAATCCTTCAATAACTCCAATAATTGAATTCAAAAGCGTTCCTGCAAATTGGTCAGCAGCACAACTTACAAAACGCTCTACATTTCCTATTGTAGAATCTAAAATATCAAAAACCAAATCTTTCATAATTTCAATTGCTTCACCAGCAATACACCCAAATGCCTCCTCAAGTGCTTTTACGGGTATTACCATTGCTTCTTGTGCGGCAACTCCTGCCAAGTGTGCTGCAATTGGATTTCCTGTTGCAGCAAGCACTTGTGCATAAACTAATTTGTAAAGAAGGTCCAATCCTTCCTTCAATAAAGACATTAGCAGTGAAATTAAAGAATCAAACATTCCACCAATCAAGTCATTACATAAAGTAACGATTTTATCTGCTGCCTGACGAATAAACTGCCCTATTCTTTCAACATCTCCCTGAACATTTCTTAATTTGCGGAGAAGATTATTTACAATGGATTGAATCTTATCAATTCGAGTATTCTTAACAGTGTTTGCTAAAGAAACTTGATTTCCGATCGCAGAGTTTTCAGAAAAAACTTGATACCCCACTCTCTGAGATATTGCATCCGCTTGTTGTTCAGTAACACTTGGTGGAGAAGGATTTGAGTCTTGTCTAACCTCATTGGTTTGATTTTGTGTATTTTTTGAGGGTTCAACTTTACTTGAGTATCCAGTGAAAGGAGCAAATGGAGACTGATAAGTTGTTGAAGGAACTGAAGAAGTTCTACCAAATGTTGCCAAGATTACAGGAATCTGTGCATTGTCACCATCTAAAAAGAATCCAAGTACTGTATCTCCTGGTTGTAGTTGCACGCCAGTTGCAACATTCGCAGCACCACTTCCTGCAGTTGTTGGAATCAGGCATTGTGCCCAAGGAAGATCTTCATTAGGAAGCTCTGCTTCACTATAAGGATGATAACCAATAATTCTTACCTTAAATCTATTTCCCCACCCCTTTCCATCTACCTGCCCTTCCATAGCAGTGATAGGTGGAATTTGACCTATCCACCAACGAAAACCATCTCTACCTATAAAATTACTTTTAAGAAGTGACTCGTCTATCATTTGTTATGCCTTCTTATTAATACCAAATGTGTCTCTTACTAATTTCATAGATGTGTATGAATTATTTACATCAAAATGATGACACAATTCCTTAATCATATATAGTCCACTAGTTTCCGTATCAAATTCTTTTGCATCAGATTCAGTAATTTTTGGAAACTGACATTCAATAATATCACCTGCTCTTAAGTTTGTATTTGAAGCAACAACAATATTTAAAGTCTGTGTGAATAAGACATTATATCTCATCAAAGATTGTGATTGATATAATGTTTGGTCTGAATTGATATCAGTTGAAACACCAGGATTTATTGTACCAATATCAAGAACAGCAGTTATAATTCTTGTTGGGACATCACCAAGTGTTTCATTTGATCCTTCAGATAAAGGAGGAAGTTTAATTTGACTTCCAAGATTATTTGTCTTTCCTACATAATCTTCTAGTTTAAATTTCCCTTCTTCTGGATTGGAGAAAGAAAAGTCTAGTGGATTGAAAAACATTCTATGACTAGCATAAGTACCTAATCTGAGTTTTTCAATTAAATTTTGATTCTTTTCGATGTTATAATTAAGAATATTAAAATCATTGTTTATTTTAAGATCTTTTTCATCGTAAGACTGTTGAGACTGAGTATAAGTATATGTTGCTTTTGGCGTTTGTTCCATCAAATTGTCAATTGATCTAAACTGAAATCCATCTTGAGTTTGATAAAATAAAAATCCTGCAGTTGCACTTCCAGAAGATACGGGGACTGCTTTTGATGCTAACCAAACCAAAATTGTAAATGGTTTTCTTAAATTACCAATAAATCCATACTTATTTGAAGACTTGTCAATCGTACCGATTTTGTTTGTCTTAAGATAATCTCTCAAAATATTTTCTACAGAATCACTAATTGCAGTATCAACCTTAAATTTTTTACCAACTCTTACGGTCTCATTTGTAATTGCTTCCCTTGAAACTAGATGTAAAGTAAATGTTTCTCTATTTGATTCAGAAATAACATCGGTAATACTCGAAACATAAAAATAATCATCTACTCTTTTTGAAAAATCTAATCCAGGATTTGTTGAAGAATTTCCTGCGATTTTTAATGAAAGTCTTTCTCCACCCCTAAGAGGTAATCCATTATATATTGATTGTTTATCCCCATCTTGATTATTCTCAGGAGCAATAACATTTCCATTATCAACTACTTTAATTTTTGCAGTAATTGTTGGAGAAAATATGTCCTCATAATACTCAAAAAGAATCGCACCACCTATTAGTTCAACAGATCTGGATCGATCATTAGATTCTAAAATTAATTCATTGTATATAGATTTTTTAATTGACATTATAGGTATGCTAAGTCGAGTAGAAGTTTTTTCTTAATAAAATTATTTAACAGTTTAAATTCACTTATTGTTGGTATGACTGAGGATTGTTGTTGAGATGGATATGATACTTGAGGAACTTGTGGTTTAGTATCATCAATGAAAACCATTTGAGATCCTTTTCTCTCAGGTGTAATTGCAGCAGGTTGTGATGATTTTGGTTGTGCTGAGATTTGTGCTGGTGTTTCTTTACCTGCTTGAGTATTGAATGGTGCAAATTTACTGTATTTTGTAAGTGCATCAAATCTTCCAGTTATCACTCCACCATTCCATCCAGTACCCGTTTCCCAATGCAAATGTGGTCCGGTAGTTCTTCCTGTCATTCCAACTTTACCTATTACTTCTCCCTTTTTTACAGACCCTCCGCGTTTATATCCGGATTGCATATGTCCATATAAATGATAAATTCCAAGATTGTCTTTCATTACCAAAAAGTTTCCCCATCCTTTTTCATAATCAGAATCGACAATAACACCATCAGAAATCGCCCTCAATGGAGTTCCCTCATTTACTTGCAAGTCAACACCACCATGCCCTCTCCCTGCACCAAGACGATCACCAATTTTTGGATTTACAGGAATAGATGGTGTAGAGGATGGTTTTACTGAAGGTGAAGATGGTGTTCTAACACTTGACGATAATGATGATCTATAAACAGATTTTAAATCTTCAGATCTTTTTGTTGGTTGACCATAAGTATTTCCTGGGAAAGATGCCCATTCAGGAGAAAGTTTTTTAATTACAGCATCACTTAATCCTTCTCCTTTTAAAACATCTGCAGTAACTCCTCTTCTAGCAGCAAGTCTAAGCGCCATTTCATCTTGAAAACTTTGATCAAACTTTCGATTCATATCCATTCCAAGTGCTCTTGCTTTAGAGGTTATGTCAATAATCTGATACGCTCCAACAGCAGCAGATCTACCTCCTCTAAACTTAGATTGTGGATCTTTTAGAAACTTGTCAACTAATTTTTCTACTTCGTTTGCAGATAATTTAGTAAGATCACCATACTTCGCTTGTCCTGTACGATCACCAAAAAACATGCTGTATCCAGTCGATCCAGCAGTTCCTTCAGCAAATCTAATTGTTTTTAATAAAGCTTGTTGTTCTTTAGTACCATATCCAGATCCAACTCCTGGTTCTTGAGGAATACCTGGAAACATCGTATTGGGTTGTCTTTCCTCAAGTCCAGGTGCTTGCTCACCAGTTTCCAAAGACTCTGTTAATGGTGTAGTAAAAAGTTTAAAGGTATCTGTAATATTAGTTCCTAAATCTTGAACAGCAAGGTTTAATTCCTCAAAAGATTTTGCAACAGTTCCTTCACCAGCAAATTCTTCAAAATCTAACCGAAGTATAGCATCAAGTGAATATCCTAAAGTTTGTCCGAAAGATTTAATAATAAATTGCATATTATTTACCATATTGTACATGGATCTTCCAAAAGAATTAATTCTAGATATAAATTCTTGACCCATAAAAATCCATGTGGGAAGATTCTCCAAAATCCAACCAGCAGTCATAAAACCCAAAAATCCCAACAATCTATCTAAAGGCCCCTTTTCACTTCTGGATACAAATGAAAGACCTGCTTGAGGAGATGTTGATACTTTTGTTGATTCTATTTGATCTTCAAGTTCTTGTCTCTTAGATGCCTCTTCTCTTCTGGAACTTAAAACATTAGATCTTGTAAATAATTCTCTTTTAACTCTAGTATTAGTACCAATAATTCTTGAAATATTTTCTACAGAATCATTTACTGCTGAAGTACTTTTTTTGGTTTCGGTTAAAGATTTAGAAATATTCTCAATGTTTATTGATGATTTGCGAAGAGATTCTAATACGGTTGCCATATTACATCACCACATTATAATTCAATTGCGAATACAACACATAAAAGTTATCAGGATTTGCAGAATTGATTAAAGGAACATCAGTCAAAGGTTCATTTGATAATGGTGGATTTGATTGTTGTTGCTGACCACTTGATGTTTTGATCATTGTTAAGGATGGTTTTGGTTCTGGCAATTGTCCAACTTGTTGAGGTTCTTTAGGTGGCATTGTAACTTGTGCAGGACTTATTTCGGCACTTTTAGTTTTTGATGGTTGCTCTTTTAAATCACTCATATCAACAGCATCTTTTAATTTCTTTTCCATATCTGGAGATGGAGCAGAAGTTGATGGTTTCTGATCTCCCATCATTGTTTCTTGAGGAGTAACTTGCGGTGTAGAAATTGATTGTGAGGTAACCTCGGGTTTAGTAGGTGACTGTGGAGTGTCTACTTTAGGAGCAACTGGTGTAGAAGTTTGTGGAGTGTCTACTTTAGGAGCAACTGGTGTAGAAGTTTGTGGAGTGTCTACTTTAGGAGCAACTGGTGTAGAAGTTTGTGGAGTGTCTACTTTAGGAGCAACTGGTGTAGAAGTTTGTGGAGTGTCTACTTTAGGAGCAACTGGTTTTGATTCTGCTGGTGTCGCTTTATCTCCTTCTGCTTGTTTTTGTTGATCTTGTAATTGTTTCTTTTTCTCACCAGTAAGATTTCCACCAAACGCTTCCGATACCTCATCAAGTGTAAAAGCAATACCAGCAGCAGCACGAATACCTTTAAAAATCCATCCTTTACCAGGTAAAAAAGTCAAAGCAGCTAGTGCGCCATCAATATTTTCACCATTTAAGAAATTCATTACACCACTCATTCCAGTGATTGTTTTACCAATCAAACTCATAAGTCCAAATTTTCCATCTTTTGGAGTAGGTGTTCCTGGAACAGAAGGAGGTTTTCTACCACCAAGACCAGGAATTAAACTAGCAGCAAGTGCAAGAGGTTTTGCAATCAAAAGTTTAGTCAATCCTCTAGCAATCGTTCCAATTGTTCTTTTAATAAGAGAAAATCCTGCTCTTATTGCAACTAACCCACCAATTACAATTCCAACATTTTTAACAATATTAAATCGAATTTCATTGAATAATTTTGTATTGCCTTCTTCAGATGCCTTTATTGCATCTACAACTTGTTTAGTTAACCAACCACCAAATAAAATTCCTAAAGCAGTACCTATTCTTCCAAAAATATCGTTTACTTTTGGAACTAATCGTTGTACAGGTTCAGCAACTGCATTTTGAATTTTTTGTTCTATTGCACTTTCTTTTCCAATTCTTATTTGTCTTTCTGCAAGTAATCTTTCCTTTTCCTGTTCTACTTTAATTTTATTCTGATCTTCCAACGCATCTTGTTGAAGAAGAAGTGAAATTCCAGAAAGACCTGTTCCTAATTTTACAATATCTGCTCTTATCGCTTGAAGAGTTGAATTAAATCCTAAAAAAGCTTCATTTTGTCCTTTAGATAATTCTGCGTTTTGTGCGTCTGTTTGTGCCCTTCTGTTTTCAATATTTTGAAATACAGATGCATCAATTGTTGACTTTTTTAAAAGTGCATTTCTTACTTCAGGAGACAAAATAGATCCCGTAACTGGATCAACGCCAGATCTACCAATTTTTTCGGGATCCAATTCAGCCATTTGTACTGTTCTTTAAGTTTTCTTCTTCAATATATTGTTTGAGAAGAGCAATATAAATTTCTCGCTCCCAAGGTATCATATTTTCTATCTCTGTCAATGAATATTTATGATGCTGAACCAAAGAAAAATTTGTCTTGTAATAGGACTCAAGATTTTCATGAGCCATTCCTAGGCGAAAAAACTTGATAACCCTTCCAACAATACTTCACTTTCAACTTTTGTGTTTGGATTTTTTATTTTAAGAGTATGAGAAAGTTTAGGCATAGTCGTAAAGAAGTTTTCAACTTCTTTAAACTGCTTTGAACTTAATTGTTCAATAAATTCTCCCAATTCTTTTTTAGTACAATCAGAAGCAGCCCACGATTCTTCTTCATTATATACTTGTTCCATACAAGAAACAATAAGATTGAATGTATCATCGACACTCATATTAAACTCATTTACAAAATTAGATTTAATAAACTCATTCATTGATGGATACTTCATTCTTAAAGTTAAATTGTCATCAAGTTTAATATCTTTTGAATGATTTTTATCAATAGTAATCTCAATATCATCAAGATTAATACTTACAGGAACTTGAGTCTGCCCATCATCAGGACAAGTTATTAAAACATCAACCGTTTCTCCAACAGATTTTCCACGAATATTGAGAAACAAATATTCAATATCAAAAGTTGCAAGTTCTTCAACTTTAATTCCTTTTGTTAAAATGCAATTATTAATTACAGTCTTAACAGCATTTGCAATTTGCTTTGGATCTTCACTCTCCATTGCAATAATAAGGATTTTTTCTTCTTTTACAAGAAAAGGACGGTATTTGATTTCTTTTTTGAGAGATGGAATTTCTAAAGAATAAGAAGGAGTCGCAATTTTAGGTAATGACATTTTCAACTACAAATATGATCAAACTATTTATCTGTTGTTTTGAGTCCCATAAAGAGATTCTGCCAAAGTTTGACCAGCGGGAAATAATTCTACACCATTAGAAGGTATAGATCCTGGAGATCTTGGAACTAATCTTGGTTTTGGTTGAGAAACTGGTGGTGGTTGAGGTTGAGATGAAAGTTTATTGTTATCATCATTTCTATTATAATTCACACTGTAAGATTTACCAATTATATATCGATCAATTTTAAATGTCACCTGCATTTTTAGAACATCAGACTGCCCATAAGAAACAGGAATTGATGCAATATTATAAGGATAAAGACCTATAAAAGTATATTCCACTTCTCTTCGATAATCACGATCAAATTTAATAATTCTTGTTTTATTTGATTTATAGTATTCTGGATATTGCATTCTTATAAAATATCCTTCATCAACATTATTACTAATTGGTAAATTGTTTCCATCAATTGGGTTGGATGAACCGCTTGCAATAAATTCCATCCAGTGCTCTAAAAATTTTAAAGTGTTATAATTATTATCAACATAAAACTCAAGACTTATATCTTGATAGATTCTTCTGTGAGCAAATGTTTCAGTAATACCAATATAATTTCCATCAACATTTACGGTAGCAAGTTGAGTTGTTGGAAGTACCGCATTGTGACACAGAAGTCCTGCACCTTCAGAAATAAATCTTGATGTTACTCCCCTCCCATTTAAATAATTTACCAATTCTCCGGGAAGTCCACCAAATTTTACCTCATAATGGGAAGTTTGTGCAAGATTGGTAAATAATGGTTTTATGTCTGATATTCTGCGGGGTATTGCCACTCTAAATACCTATTATGAGTTTCTTGTTGTAAGTATTTAGATGTCATATAAAGGAAAATTTAAACCATCATATCCAAAAAAATATAAAGGTGATCCAACAAATATAATTTACCGATCCTTATGGGAAAGAAAATTTTGCGTTTACTGTGACTTAAATGAAAATATAATTGAATGGCAATCTGAAGAAAAAGCGATTCCCTACAAATCCCCATTGGACGGAAAAATTCATCGTTACTTTCCAGACTTTCTTATCAAGGTTAAAGAATCTGATGGAAGTATCAAAAAATATATGATTGAGATTAAACCATCAAAGCAAACTGTCCCTCCACCAAAACCTCAAAGACAAACTAAAAGATATATTGCTGAGGTTTATGAGTATGCTAAAAATCAATCAAAGTGGGAAGCTGCAAGAGAATGGTGTGCTGATCATGGTTATGAGTTTAAAGTAATCACCGAGCATGAATTAAGGATTAAGTAATGGCACTTACTGGATACGAAAAGAAACTAGAAGATTATACAAAAGAAGAGTTGGTTCAAATTGCTGAAAAGTATAGTATCTATTATACTACAGCAACTGGGCAAGGTAGAATTGATGGATATAAACGATTAAATAAATCGCAATTAATCAGTTTAATTCAAAATGATCGTGACTACAGAAGGTCTAATCCAAATTTTGAAAATTTAACAGGGAGATTAAACACTGGAAATAGATTTTTAAAATTTAAAGAATCGTTATTTGGAAATGAAAAACCAGAAGAATTGATGGATGAAATTTTATCCATTGCGAAAGATACTCAAAGAACTGCTCCAGTTCCTGGTAAATACTACACTTATATTTACTATGCTACAACTCCAAAAATAACCTATGATCGTCACCCATTGATTATTGCTGGAGATATGTTACCAAAAGGATTTAGAGCATTTAACTACCACTGGGGAAAAATAAGACAATATAATACTGTAGATGGTGATAGATTAGTTAGTGGATTATATGAATTAACTGTTCAAGAATTCAATACTTTAAAGTCAGTTCCTTACGCCAAATTTATTAGAAATTGACAATAAATAATTAAAAAAAGTAAATGGCAGAACTATTAAGATATCCTATAAAAAATATTGGTTCTCAAGACGATTACTTTAAAATACAAGTATTAGAATATAAAGCACCTCGT